ATGCAGGGGAGGTTGTCAAGTTTTTTGTAACTTTTTGTGTTTTTTATCCTTGTGCTATGTTCGACGGTGGTGGAAAGGAATTTTATGAGTGAGGATTTTGGGGATTTGTTTGGTTTTTTGGGTGGTTTAGATGGTGTTTTGCCGGGTGCTCTGTTCGAATGCGTGAATGACGTGTCGTTTGAGTTAGCGGAGTCCCGGGGCCAGACGGATGTTTTGTTTTTGGGGTCGGATGGCCAGCGTTTGGTGAAGTGTTTACATGTCCCTCGTGCCGGTTTGGGTGGTGATGGGCCTGTTTTGTTTCCGGGGATATCGAATTTTATTATAGTTGCCGCTTATTCGGATGAATTTATCCAGGATCGGGTTCAGGAATTAATCGAGGAGTTCGACTCCGAAGAAGAACGCGAAGAAGAATGGGAAAAGTTCATGTCGACACTGGCGAAAGATATCGCCTACATTTATGATACAAACCCACCAGAAAACCTGGTTGATCAACTTGGAGACTTATGAACTGGAATACCGCCGCCGCTGACGTCACTGAAAGAATCTTTAACGGTGATCAGCCGTCAGGGACCCTGGAAGCCCTCAGGTTCCTTCTGGATTTCTTTGTCGACTCAGACGCCTCAGGGAGGGCAGAAGGCTGCCAGAGCGAAGAATTCATTGCTTTGGGGAAGCATGCGCTGCTGTTAGGCCGGCGCCAGGGCTATTTTGCCGGTCCGAATGCCGCTCAGAACGTTTTAGATACCGTGATCCGCAAACAGTGCGACTATGGGCACCAGAATATTTCTCGTTTCGGTCGTTTTGGTCTTCTCGTACGTATGCATGACAAGGTTGCGCGCCTGGAAAACCTCATGATGTCTGGCCACACACCGAATCATGAATCAATCGAGGATAATATCCTAGATGTTATTGGGTACTCAATTGTTGGTGTGATGTGGGAAGAAAATTCTTTTATGTTGGATGCTTTTCCCCTACATGCGCTACATGTGACGGTGGTGGAAAGCGGCCCGAACCGTGAAAAGGAATGGGTGTTCTGATCCTCATGGGTCGAAAAATATTATAAGATGTTCTTTTGTTTGGTTAGATTTATCTAATGTGTTGTGGGGTGTCCCCGTTTTGAAAAAAAATCGCTTTGGCCGTACGGGTCATTTGGAAGAGTCAGCACTTTTCGGAATGCCGGCGGGGTCGGGGAGCCTCGGGAAGTAGCACCTGCATCCTCCCCCCGAGGCATCAACCCTATTTGGCCATCGAAAGAAAGGGGGAACTTCTTTGGCCAAAAATGAACCTAGCACACGAGAGAAACACGTGCATGTAAACAAATTTTCCCAATATTTAAAGAAATATCGCTTTGGTGCTTGCACGCGCGCAACATCGCGTGATACGTTGCTCGACATCAACTTCGGTCGACCGGTCGGAACTGTATAACACTTGCGTCACCTGCGTAAAGTGTTCTTTGTGGTGCACTTGAGGCGGAGGGACTTTTTCTAAAGGTTCCCCCGGACCCCCTCCAAAGGGGTTTTCTCTTCTTTCTAGTTTTATTTAACTAAAAAGAAAGTAAGTCATTGCTTTGAAATGATTTCTTTATTACTCTCAAATAAAATACCTTTTGAGAGAAGAATCTATACGCGTACTGATCGGTCAAGCAAAGTAAAAAAAAGGAACTCATTTTGAACGTTATTATGTTAAATACTATGGAAAATGAATTTTTTGAATTTCAAGAGCCAAAGAAGAAGAAGAACGTCCGCGGACCTTCAAAAGCAACGGTCGAACAGACAGTCAAGAGTTCTACGGTGGCGGAAAGCGCCGTTCAAGAAATCTACGATTACTGGTGTCTCGTCATGCGACCCAACCGGAAGAACCCAGCGCGCCTGGATGTCAAGGGTCGGGATCGTGTTGCAGCAGCGATTAAGGATTTCGGTATGGAGACGTGTCGGCGTGCGATTGACGGTTGCGCTGTGTCGGATTTTCATATGGGCCGCAATAAGCGTGGCCGGCGGTATGACAGTTTGGATTTGATTTTTCGTTCGCATGATAATGTTGAGCGTTTTTTGGGGTATTTGGTTGAGGGTGGTGCTGATCCGTGGTGAGGGTTCGCGATGTGTCGAAAGAGTTCGAGCAGTTTGTGTCGGTTTGCTTCGCGATGTTTAATCGTGAGTTGTTTGAGGGTGACCGTCGTAATGTTGTTCGTGCGTGGTTTGATGTGTTGGGGGATGTGGATGTTGAGTTGTTGCGTGTCAAGTATGTTGAGTTGGCGACGGTGTCTAAGGTGATGCCTACACCTGGTTTGTTGCGTCGGCATGTATTTGCTGATCTTATCAGTGATATTGTATCGCCTGCTGTTGCGTGGGGGCAGTTGCAGGGGTTGCGCGTTGCTTTGAATTCTGGTGTTGAGCGTCCGGTGCTATCGGCGACGGTGGTGGAAACGATTCAGAAGTTGGGTGATGTTGTGTTTGGTTTGACGACTAATGGTGATCGGGAGTACTTCTTGGAGGTGTATCGTGATGTTTGTGAAAAGCGATTGGTTGAGTTGTTGAGGGTGGCTGTATGAAGCGGTTGACGGGTAGGCCTCCAGTAGTGCCGGTAGGTGATCGTGCGTCTGTGTCTTTGAAGGTGTCTGCTGATTTCAAGAAGTTGGTGTTGGCGCAGGCTGAGGGGTATGGGTTGAGTATCCGAGAGTATGTTGAGATGCTGGTGTTGAGAGATGTCGGTAAGTGAGGTGGGCGCAGGCCTACAGATCATCAATTTTAAATGTGACAAGGACTCTCCATCTATTGAAGAGTTGATGCACGATATTAAAACACCGACGTCACTCAAGTATGGTACAAAATTTTGGGATTCGGATATTCTTCGTTTAATTGATTCTTCGTTGATTAGGTTTTGTGAAGCATGGGGCAAGCCGTACGGTTTTATTCAGGAGCAGGATGGGGCAATCGTCCAGAATCTTTTTCCGATAAAGAAAAATGAGAGTGAACAAATTTCTTCGTCATCTTTAGCCACACTAGAGATGCATACGGAGACCGCTTTTCATCCTTGGCGCCCACAGTACGTAGTTCTTCTTTGTGTCCGTGGAGATAAGCGCGCTGAAACAACTTATGCAATTCTTGATGAAATTTTACATGATTTAAATCAGGAAACTATTGATATTTTGCATCAACCAATATTCACAACGACATTGGATAAGAGTTTTCAAAATTCAAACCAAAAAGACTCCATAATGAAAACTGCAATATTTTACAACAATGGCACATCGATTTCTTATGATCGCGTTCTTATGAATGGGCTAAATAAAGATGCTGATCATGCGCTAAAAGTTCTTTCTTCCGCAATAGAAAGTTGTAAGCAGACTTTCGTGCTATCTACTGGTGATGTTGCCATCATTGAAAATTGGAAAGTCGTTCATGGGAGAACGCCATTTGTTCCGAATTATGACGGCAATGATAGATGGGTAAAAAGAGTAATGGTCAGGCGATCCATGCCCCATCAACATGATATTTATCAGATTCCCGACAAGGAACATTATATTGTTAAGACAACTTTTTAGTTTTTTACCAAAAACCCGTTTGGATTTTCTATAAAGTTCTCGCCAAACATATCGCAAGCATATGTGTTTATAGAATAACTATCACCTATGTGATTTAAAATTCCATCATGTGTATCTTTATTCAGGGTATGGCAACAGATGAAGTGATCTCCCTTTTTCAAATATGGGTCAATCGCTTCCAGCAACTCAATTGTGTTAATTCCGACATCGTCAATAATGAATTTTGGTCCTTCAAGATTTGCGATCATGTCGTGATTGACTTTTAAGTAATTTTTGATGTCAAAAATATCAAGTTGAACCAACTCAACATCATCAATTGGTTCCTGAATAACATTTCTCGAAAAATCAATGTCGTATGAAATGATTTTTATGTCATGTTTAATAATTTTGGCGATGTCACTCATGTACTCAGATAAACCACCATCAAAAGTACCAAATTCCATTACGTATAAAGGACGTTCGTGATCAATCAACACACGCATTGCATTTAAAAACATTGGTTCGTGCATGATCTGTCTATTTTTATATTTATTACCACCAACGCGTCCGTAGTTCATTAACACGGCAGTATCAGAATCTGTGTAGACGCCAGAAAACTTGCGTTCACTTGATGGTTTTAAGTGTTTTTCCAACATCATTCAATTATACTTCGTCTACATTGCTGTCACATTACAAAAGGGATTTACATATGACGATTATTACTCTTGAACCATGGGAATACGTACATGCATGCAATGTTGGCATAGCCAGGTTTGCGGCAAATTGGGGAAAACAGGATGCCCCTCATTATAAAAAGGAATTAATGGAAGATGATAGGACCGCAACGGTTGCGGCTGCAATTTGTGAACTTGCGGTAGCCAAAGCAACTAACCGTTTTTGGAGTGCGCATGTGTGGCCAGAAAAAGACCACAATAAATATCGTAACGTTCCTGATGTCGGCAGAAACATAGAAGTGAGGCGTGTTCGCAAAGGGAATACTGTCGCCGTACGGAAACACCAACTTGGTAAAGGCTTAATCCTTTTCGCTGCTCAACCAGAAGCACCAGAATTTATTAATGTCGACATCTGGGGATGGCTGGACCACGACTTCGCGTGGGAACTAGCAGAACCAGCACATTACGCTCCAGAAACAACTAGACTCCTCAACAGGGAGTACTTAAAAACGGAACTTCCATAGGAGGCAACATGGAACTTACAGAAGAACAATCAAGACGGTTTTGGGCAAAAGTAAATAAAGAAACGGATAACGGATGCTGGGAATGGACGGCGGCCATCAGAAAGGGTGGGTACGGTATCTTTCGCCCAACAGGGAAAACATTTATTTCCGCACATAGAATGAGTTACATTATTTCAAATGGAGAAATACCTAGTGGTTCATTAATTTGTCACTCATGTAATAATCCTTCATGTGTTAATCCATTACATCTTTATTCTGGAACGCAATTTAACAATATGAGACAAGCATTTAATGAAGGACGATTAAGGGTAAATAAACTTATGAATAAAAACAGTATAAATACTGAATTTAATCAGGACGAAGCATGAAACTTGCAGAAGAACAACTAAAAAAGTTTTGGACCAAGGTAGATAAAAAAGGGGATAATGAATGTTGGGAATGGGTGGCGGCAAAAAACAGCAAGGGCTATGGGCAGTTCGGTATAAGTGGAGTTTCTAAATCAACACACCGAATCAGTTACACGATCCATAATGGACATATCCCAGACGGACTGTTTGTTTGCCATACATGCAATAACCCACCTTGCGTGAATCCGAATCATCTTTATGCTGGTAGTAATAAAGAAAATATGCAACAAGCATCAAATGAGAAACGACTTGCCCAACAGCAAAAAACACATTGTAAATCAGGACACGAATTTACTACAGAAAACACGGCTCTTTATAAACAAAGGAAACGTGGAGATGCTCTAACTAGGGTGTGTAAAACATGCAAAAAAATAAACGATAAAAGAAGAGTCAATACACCCAAAAAACAAAAATATAATGCTGAGTATTGGAAACAACACAAAGGCATACCAGTAAGTGAAAGAAAAGAATGACTAAGGCTCTATGAAAATACATTCCCCAGGACACTCTTCGGCAGACTCAATCACGTCATCTATTCTGTCGTCTGAGAAAGAAGCCAGGCCAGCGGAACCCCCTAAATTGCCCGCTGCTGCCGCATAAATCTTTCCGCTCTCTTGCACATAGGCAAGACCATCCGACATCATTACGAATACATCTGGGGCTATCTCCGCGCATAAACCGTCCCCGGTACATAAATCTTGGTCAATCCAAACTTTCATTTACAGGCTCCGTATTCTGCATTACGCATTAAACGCTTTAGTAAATCCTTCAGGACAAGTTTTTTTGCATATCAAATCTGCAATAACAGGTGCAAATGCCGCTCCGATTGCAATACCAACACCCGCTGGCGTTGCCCAGAGCGCTGCTGAATCCAAACTTTTAGCCAAACAATTTGAAATTATGTTGTTCAGTAGTGTGTGGTCAATGCTTTCACCAACATATGGGATTAGCAAGAATGTCTCTGTTATAATCTTGCTCATTCCTGCTACGACTGTCGCTTTGAGTGCCATGTCCGTAACATAAAGAACTGGCTGTGCCATTATCGACAAAGCGGATGACGTTGCCGCACCTTCAGGTTGTGCTGGCGTAAAGAAGGCAACAACCCCGGCTGAGACTGCTGCAGTCACCGCTATGTTACAAGCGTTTTCATCTACCCAATTGTATGCGTCTACTACACCATCTTTTACTACTTCATAACCTTCTTTTATGTTAGAGCCTATTAAATCTATTATGGGTGTAAGTACTGGTACTACTTCTTCATCCCACTCCTTAGAAATCATATCTTCCCACGTATGATTCTCTTCAGGATGAGCGTGGATGTACTTTCTGGCATTTTCGGTAAGTAGGTGATAGCCACAGTCCGAACCTGGCCATTCACCGCCCCAACCGTAAGACCGTACTTCATAGGGGTCACAGTCTGAGCAATGAAAAACAACTCCGATACCTTTTTGTGCTGCCATTTTATTTTCCTTCAGTAAGTAAGTCTTGGTCAACCCAAACTTTTATTTGGTTTTGAATTCAGTCCATGTCTTATCGCCAACACCGAAGTATTCGCGTGCATATCCTGCGCCAACGATGTCTTTGTTGAGGCATGCGGTTGTTGGTGATTCGATGTCGCCCGATGAGTAAAGTTCGGCAAGTACACGACCGTACTTTTCGTTCTTATCAACGATGGTTTTGATGAAAACCGTCTCGTGGTTGTGTAGCCAATCTTTCGTGAATTCTTTGGCTTTGAGACCCATTTGTTTTTCGGCTGCGTCTTTTGTGCGTGATTCAGGTGTGTTAATTCCGTATAGGCGTACACGGATTTTGTGGTGGACGCTAAAACCAAGGTCGACCATCAGGTCAACGGTGTCACCGTCTACGACTCCTAGAACTTTTCCTGTGTACCAGTATGGATTGATCATGTTATCTATTGGGCCTTGGTCGTCGGGCTGGTGCCATTGGTCCCGTCGTAATCCGCCCCATCCGAGGTCGTGGGGATGGTGCTTTTGGTCTTCCTGGGTTCCCTGGACTACGAATAGGGCGGGTGAGATTACTATTTACGTCTCGTCCTTCTGCCTCACTCGCTCGCTCACGACTATCCATTGTTCCACTGGTTGTGTTGTATGCCTTACGCGGTTTATTGATGCGGATTGCTTCAATCTCATGAAGTCTTTGCGCAGCCGTATTCGACGCTGGTATTGAATTGAACTTACCTAGATGTTGTCCAGTTCTTTTATAGTGATCCCGAGCACTTTGTTCACCCTTGGGGCCGCTCCAATTTTCTCCACGAGGACCAATTGTTGGAATGAGGACTTCTTTTCCGTTGTCAGTAATTCCCATGCTTCGAACAGTGCCATAATCTCCACCTGGGAGTTTTACAGCACGGCGCTTTGATGTGTCAATGTTGCCAGGTTCGATCATTCCGTCATCTGAATTGCCGGCTTTTCCATCATATGGATGATTACCACTTTCATTAACTAGAAAGTACTTATCTCTTGAATATGAGGAAGGGCTTGGTCCACCTGGCATTAGGGAGCGTGAATGTTTACGCCCACCAGAATAAACGCGCTGCGTTGTTCTCCCACTGGCCGTCATCGTTCCTGTTTCTCCGACACGACCGCGATTTGTTCCACCCGGCGAACCAGTAAACGAACCATTTGGCATCGGGGGTCTAATTCCACCGTGCGAGCGACCTGGCATATCTGCTGACTTCATAGATAATTCAAATTGCTCAAAAGATTTCTGACCCTTGGATTCTTCTTTACTGTTTCTATATCGATCTAGGAGTCGGCGTCCTTTTGCTGCAAGTTTTGCTGCGTCTTCCAAGTTTCGTGGTACGGGTTCGCCCCACGCCCGCGCTGATAACGCGAGACGAGTCGGTCTTCCTTTCGGATCAACCATTGGTCCAGTCGGATTCGTAAAGAACCTGACCAAGAAAGAACCCTTGCGACGCATTTTGGTTGGCGTATCTGCCGCACCTTTAACACCTGGTTTAAGATTCGCACCTTCTGTCTCCTTGAAATGTTTACGACCAGCAGCGGTTAACCCGCCGTCGGGGTCACGTAATGATTGTTCTGCACCTTTGATTAATAGATGTCCATCTAGTTCTTTTTTCTTTTTTTTCTTCCTACGACGACCAGTGACGGCTCTAAGGATGAAGCCACCAGTGGTATCAAATAGCCATTTAGTGTCGTTGATTATCTCATTAGAAACTGCTCTACGCTCGCGCGTATCTGCCGAACCAGAAAAAGCAGCCTTCTCTTCTTCGTCAGATGAATCTTCTTCATCCTCATCAGACCCGTCGTCATACAACTCTTCAGTTGGCATGACAACCATTTTCCCATCTTCGTCGATAATGTAATCGTCAGGAAGATCGTCGTATTCTACGGTACGAAGTTTTTTTACTTCCCAATTATCAACGTAATCATTAGACATGATCCGTCATCACCAGAGGCGTCGACCAAAAAACTTAGGTCCTGTTTGGTTGTTGTCTTGGCGTCCTGATAAAGAGCCCGCCAACGAGTTCGGACGAGACATTGAATCTGCGCTTCCAGTTCTACCAGGAGCGACTGTACGTGGCTTATTATTATTCATGTTTGGTGAAGCCCCACCGGGTGCTCGATTGCCTGGTCTATTTGGCATTGTCGTGTTGGGTCTTTTGTTCGGGCCAGGGTTTCCTGGATTGAGTCCTCTACCGCCGCCTACTGGAGTATTGGGACGGGCACCTGGGCCACGAATCGGTCGCGGCTTACTGATTCCATTACCACCATACAAATCAGCGGTAGCCTTTCCCATTGATTGAGTATCAGAATAAAATTTTTGGATACGTCCCTTGCCTTTATCTTTATCACCAAAATATTGTCCTGCTGCACGTAAACCAGCAGCCTGCTCATCAGTCATACCCTTGGAATCTTCATCGGGCGGAATCGCCATCTCATCCTCATCATCCCAATACATTTCTTCATCAGAAGCCTTGCCGTAGGTGAATCTGGAACCACTCGTAAATCCACCAATACGTGCGGCAGCCGTATCGGCACTACCTGTTCTGCTCTGAGTATTTGGCTTATTCATCATTGCTGGTCTACTAGCGCCACGCTTTGGCCCTTCGCTTCCAAATTTCTGAAGTGCTGCTGATCGACGCACTGCTCCACGTGATGCCATAGTATCCGCAGAGCCAAATGTGCTACCGCCGACATTGCGGCCACTGAAGTAGTTGCCTGCTTCACGTAAACCAGCAGCCTGCGCATCAGTCATACCCTTGAAATCGATGTACTCGTCGTACTCGTCGTAGCCTTGATCGTAGGACTTTTGATACAAGTAATTTTCGTACTCGTCGTACTCGTCGTACTCGTCGTAGCCTTGATCGTAGGACTTTCCTGCAAATGAACGTACACTAGGATTGATTCTTTCGCGAGGACCACCAGCACCAGGCGAACCACTAAATGTCTTCGGCTTACCAAACTTTCCAAAACCTTGTGATGGCTTCTTTTGACTAGGTACTGCCTGAAATAATGCTAATGGTCTTTGTCGTGGTGGGTCACTGCGATCAATGCGTGGGTTAACGCTATTTAATTTCCCAGGCTTTGGCTGAGGACCTTTTCTATCAGCACCTGGCAAGGAACTACCATCACCAATGACGTCTCTGCCGAACTTACTGACGCGCCCACGACCGCGAGCGGCCTGCTGTTGAGCGTTTGCGCGAGGGTCGCCAGAGCGGCCACTAAAGTAATCTCCCGCAGTAGCCAAACTTCTTTGTTGATTTACTTTTGGTCCAGGATTACCCGATCCACGAGTTGGTCTTGGTTTTGGCGCCCCTGGGTTCCCTGGACCACGAGTAGGACGAGGCTGTGCTCCGCCAGTAGGACCATACGTTGTTGAACGCTTCTGACGCTCAGCAGCAGCAGTAGGTGAACCTGCAGCACGCGAACGTGTTTGACGCTCAGCAGCAGCAGTAGGTGAACCAGTGTTCTTGGTTACGCGCGCAGCATACTGTGGCTTATTGGTGCTCCTATTATCTCCTATAGGTGCACCAGATGCCGGACCAGCAGCGTTAATGACAACTTTGCCAACATATTTTTTCAAACCTGCTTGACGACGTTCGGCAGTGCCGGCCTGTCCTGGGCCACTCACATCTCTGGCATTGAGATGATCACCGAACTGTCTAAAACTGCGATTTTTGGAAGCATTGGAAGCACCAGAACGAGCATCAGGAGAAGGACCAGAAGACCTGGTTGTGGGTTTTGGTGCTCCTGGATTCCCGGTTCCGCGAACAGGCCTTCTTGAGGGTGAAGGGTCATCAATTGGCAACTTCTTCATATCGAAGTCGTACTCGTACTCGTAATATGCTTCTTCATCCCATGCGGACTTGGCGCCGTCGTTAAATCCAGAAGTTGCTCCAGAGATTAGTTGAGCGTTATTGTCGCTACCCCAGTCCCTTGGCTTCTTTTTCTTAGGGCTGTAGCCCTGCGTGGGTAGTGGGGCCTGTGCAATATTTTTTGGTCTTGCCGGTGGTCCGGTATTTATGGCAGTCGCTCTCGAACCGACGCCTGTGCGAGGACTGGGATTAGTCCAGGACCTATTTCTCATAAGATCAGTCATTCTGCTATTAGCAACGTTTCTTCGTCCAGAATCACCGATATCCATATTTCCAACAGAGGTCGGATGAACATTCGTACCACTAGGCGACCTACCGCTGGCCCAATTCATGAACTGCTGACCGCGTTGACGATCCGAAGCATCACGAGGACTACCAGCACCGCTAGGCCTCATCATGGCCTTATCATCTTCATCGTCGCCTACATACTCTTCGTCATAAAGCATGTCCTCTTCAGGCTCGTCGTCTTCTTCACCTTCGTCATAAACGGGCATGCGACTACGCTTGGATGGATTAAGACTCGACCCACGACGATTGGGAACAACTATAGAAGAGGTTTTTTCTTCAATTGCTAAGAGTTCTAAATAAGTATCCTCCATGGACTTCTCTTCAATTGCTAAGAGTTCCGAATACATATCCTCAAGAGACTTCTCTTCCATATTATTTTCCTTTTCTTCAGTAATTGGACCACCGACGATCCAAGCATCACAAGTACGAGATGAAGCACACTTAAAATCAAAAGACTCACAGTAACCAAGATCACCAGCATTGATGACATCCCAAGCAGCATTGCCTGACTCGTTACCTAGACCTTCATCAATACAACCAAGCATTTTCTTTGTTTTAATAAAAGCAGCGCAGTTGCCACATTTTTGACCACGTGCATCATCTGCGGTAACATTCCAACGTTCTGCCTTGGCATCCCAAAATTCATTATTTGGTTTCGTTGGATTGAGTGGACCGTATCCAGCAGTATCAATCGCATTTTGGCGGTTCTTTAAGTTGACACCGATATCCCTAGTAGCAATAGGGCAAGAATCATCAACCTTGACGCTGATGTCATCCCAATGTGAATTGCTCATGGATCACCTTATTCCTGATCAAACTTAGTTCTAAGAATTTGTTGTTTTTTCTTTTTCTTAGGCTGTACTTCATTGAAGATAATTTCTTCAATGTCGTCCGCTGAACCTTTAAAATTTTTAGTAATTCTTTCGATGTCTTCCCAATCGAATTCATCGTCATCATCAAAATAATTTTGCTTTCCCATAACACTTCTTATTATCTCACATGTCTTATAGTTATAAATGAATAACCCCCCAGCAACAACGTGTCACTGAGGGGCTATTTCATTTTGAGCACCAAGGAGTGCTAGTAGTTATCAGGCAGGAGCGGTGTCGAAGTTGATCTTGACGAATGCTTCTGGACGCTTAACTGCGAGAGCCAAACGCTGTTCGGCCAACACCACAATGGCGTTACGGACGAAGAAGTCGCTGTGCTGTTCGCTGATGCGGATGCTGGCCTGCTCACGGTCGTACAACTGTGCGCCGGTACCGAATGCACCGACAAGAGCGGTACCTTCTGCAATGGCTGGAGTTTCGACGACAGGAATGCGCCACAACTTAGGCTCGCCACCAAGGGCGACTGACACAGCAACGAGGTACTGGCCATTCTGATCCTTGGCGAGTTCGATGTCTTCCCAGTCGTTCGGGTGGAGAACCACGCCGGTCGGCTCGTAGTAGGCAAGGAATGCGAGTGTTGCGGCACGGCGGATTGCATCTGCCTTGCTGTCAGCCACAGGAGCGGTAGCACCAGATGACCAATCATATTCCTGGATGCCTGCAGTGGTAAGAACACCCTGAAGGTTTTCACCAGTTCCGTCACCAGCAAGAATTTGTGCATCTTCCTGCAAACGGAGACCGTACATCAATTCGTTGTCGATGATCGAGCGCAATTGCGGTTCGTCAGCGAGAACGTTGCGGTGTGCGGCTTCCCAGTGAGCGATTGTGCGGACCGGAGCCTGCTCGCCTACGAAGGTGAATGACGATTGCGGCTTAACACCAAAGTTGGTGTTGTCGTTATTACGCTGTGCAACTGTAGCAGCGTTGTTGGCGAAGCCGGTCATACGGAAGTATTCAATAACTTGAGCGGTTGTAGTACGAACCGGGAATAGGTCACGAACACGCTTGGTGCGCATCGGAGGGACAACGATAGGGTCACGTTGAACTGCACCAAAGGTACCGGGGGTGCCGGATGGGAGGGCAGAGTACATGTCCTTCTGGTTGTATGAACCGGTGAGAACTGCATTGGTTGTGAATGCCGAGGACATGTTGGCGCCATTACGGCCACCATCAAGTGCCTTGAATTCCATGGACTTAATGAACTCATCGCCGATTGACTTGAATGAGGTACGACCATTGTAGGAAGAACCTGCATCAGCCGAGCCACCAACGGAAGAGTATCCCGAGCGGTTCCACTGATCAGCAGCATTCATACTCTCAAGGCCATCGATGAGGCTCTTGATTTCCTTGATGTCCTTCATGTTGACGTCAAATGCTGACTTTTGGGCGGTTGAAACAACGACAGTGCCGTTTTCAATTTTGAATGAGTCTGCGATGGCCTTATTGTCGGTCATCTTCTGACGAAGTGCGGTCTGCAGTTCGTTCAGGCGAGCGGTGTCTTCTGACATAATTACTCCTAGTTGAGGGTTGTTGGGTTATTGTTTGCTTGGCTTAGGTAAGCACCCAGCCCTGTCTTACTAAACTACATTATTATGCTGGTACTTTAGTGCAACAATAGCAAATTTTATCAGTATTTTATTTAATTACGACTATTTTCTGGTTCTACAGATTCTGGACGTCTAATAATGTTCCGGCGAAAGGTTTTTTTGATCTTTTCTAGCAGTGTTTGGCTTTTTTCGGGCATATTAAATGCACTGGCGTTTATCTCCAAGGCGTATGCCTTTGCTTTCCTAATTTGGTCATCAGTAAATGAACCATTAGGTCCTTTGGGTCGTTGCAACATATTATGCTTCTTCCACTAAATCTTGTGAAACATTAATAGGTGTCGATAATTCTTGTAGTTTTGGTGATTGAGAGATAAGGTAATCTACTGCTTTTTGTGCTTGGCTGGCAGCACGTTGAATTGCACTAGGGTCATCTTTTAATATCTCAATCCATGATTTTAGATATTGGGCATGTTGTGCTTGCGGCGTTGCTTCCATTCCTAGAATAGCCATCAAGTAGGCGGAACCTATTTCCGCTACTAGTTCTTCAAAAGCGTATTCCGGCGTGCCGAATCTGTTCATGTTTGGGCGGTTGGCTCTATCTCTATGTCCGGTCCAGTGAACTAATTCGTGAGAAAGCGTTGCGTAATATGCGTTTGGGTCTTTGAAGGCCGTAAATGGGGGCATATTAATATAGTCGCTAGCCGGACTATAGTATGCAGAATCTCCATTGATTGTTTTGATATTGGGGAGAATTTGCCCAAATATTTCCTCAAGCGCAGGAATTCTTTCTTCGGGAGAAAGTCTTGGAGGTAGGAAATCATCTGGATTTGCCCCAGTAACTTGAGCAATATTAAAGACAGTAAAGGCACTCGGAGTCAAGAATGTGTCTTTTGACGAAGTTCCATCGGGGAGTTTGACGTTACGTTCGCGAGAAACCCACTTGGTCCCAGTTAAACCCTTTTCGCCTCTTTGAACTTGTGCACCGAGTGCTTCCCACTGTTTATATGTGGCCCAAACTGGGTGATCATACTTGCGAGCCTGTTGAACAAGAGAGAATAAGATGACATTAAAGCCCTTGTATGAATTTTTAGTGGAGGCGTTTCTTGGAATTGTCGTCCCTAAATTCCAAGGACGTTCCCAATTCCCATCAACAGATTCCTCTAGGGCTGCAATGAGTGCATCAGAAACAGTTTTATAGATTTCTTCTGACCTATTTGCTCTCCCTGTTTCAGAAGTTGGCTTCGATCTGCTCGCCATACCGTTTACACGATTGATCGATTGTTCAATTCTTTGTGATTTAGGTATTTTAGAAATTGTTGGACGGTTATTGGAGTTATAAATCAACATTTCGTTTGGTCCAAGTTCGCCACTTGCTATTGATGGCGTTGGTCTCTTCTTGCGAACTGGTTCGGCAATTGAAAAATCAGGAAGATTATTGATATTGCTCATAATCCCATAGTCGGAAAGCATTGCTTCTGTTGCAACAGAACTATTTAGTTTACTTTTTACTATTTTTGTTGTTGGAGATAACAAATCTTTACGATCATTCAACATGTCGCGTGTAATCAATTGAGAATTTATATTATTCCATTCATTTATTGGAACATTTAATGGAACGTTTTGCCCAGATGACTTAATTGCTTTGATATATCCTGATTTATCTTTATTTTCAATGAATTTTCTGACGTCTATAGGGGGTCCATCGTTGAATTGAAATGTTCCAAACTGATCAATTACGTTATTTACTTCAGATATCTGATTATCCAACTCAGAATTCTTTATTGACAAATCTTCATTGATCCCATGAACATCGTTAAGGTGTCCATATATAATTTGTATCTTCGATACCAACGGATCGATGTTTGCATCTGGGCGATTAGCATTACTCATCTTGCCAATTTCTAGCAATGCATCATTTGCATCAGATAAAAGAACATTGCCTGGAGTTTGTGTCAACTCTTCTGTTGATATATCAGAATAATTGCGTGATCGGAACCCGCGAGCGATCATTTTGGGCACTTTGTTTCTATTAAGACCAATAGCGCCATCAAGTTTTGTTTGACTATCAACTATGGCTTCACGCAAATCAACACCATCTAATATTGCACCAGTAAGGTCGGCCCCAGACAAGTCTATCTTTCCCTGTATTTTCGCATCAGCGAAATTGGCATCAGTAAGGTTGGCTCCTTTAAATGAAACACCTCTACCAATTGTTGCGTTTCTAAAATTAGCACCAATCAAATTTGAATAATTAAATTTTACATTATTTAATATACTTTTATCAAAATTTGTTCTAAATAATGAACTGGCAGTTAAATCCACATTCGCCATTGTTGAATTTGACAATGTGCTTTCACTAAAAGTCGAACGTCTTAAATCCGTATTCATAATTTCTGATTTTTTCAAATCTCTACGTAAAAGTTCAGATTTCTTGACACCAAGCGGTCCATCAATTTTTAAAACACCATCAGTAATGTTTTTGAGAAATAAATCAGCGTCATCGCTTCCAATAACGCCAAGAGGAATCTTATGAAGTGAGGGTTTCTGGGTGATTGTCCCATTATTTTCTGCAACAGGTAATGATAACCCATCAGGTAACTTAGTTGTTGAGTTAAATTTCGAATTCATTAATTGTTCTGCGGTAATATTTGATCCACGCAAATCTGCGCCGCGCAAATCAGTGTTCCATAAAACGGCATTCTCAAAATTTACATTTTTCAAATTGGATTTGCTCAAATTAGTCGAAATCATTAGAGCGCCAGATAAATCAACTCCTTCAAATTGAGAATTTGGCATTTGTGCAGCACTCAATACCGAGTACCTTAAATCAGCAGGCTGAGAATCATCTTTACCAAATATGATTCCAGAACCATTTAAATTACTTAAATTGGAACCAAATAAAGACGATCCCGTTAGGTTGATTCCATCCAGATTTGCTCTTGTAAGATTTGCATAATCTATATTTCTATTCCTGAAATCAATACGCGGATCAACATGTATTGAAATCATTTCTGCCATACGTAAATTATTATTACTCAAGTCTTTGGACGTAAGTGGATTCTTGGGAGTGAACCCATTAAAAATTAATCCACCAAAAATTTCATCCTTTTCTATTGATTGGCCGAGTTGATTACGCGAACGCATACCAGAAAGAACAAGACCTTCGTTTTTGGCTGCTATTTTTTCAAAATACGCAGAAGCAGCAGCCATGGTATCCCAATCATTGACATTGCTTGGAAATTCAAATGAAGCAACTGGTTTGCGTTGACCAAAAACTTGAAATTCTCCAAATGTGGATGGTCCAGCCTCCATCGTTGCCTCATCGCGCGGAACTCGAATTAGATATGTTTTACTACTAGGGACATCAGCCCGGGTGTAACCAAAATTTGGTCCCCTACCAGCAAATTCATAAGTCAAATGCTCTTCATTGCGTTTAGCAGGGCCGTATTGCTTGCTTAATCTTTTCATGACATCATTATTGAATTTGATGCTATTAGATGCTTCATACAAAAGGTACTCGGAGGAAATTTTATTATCTAAATCATCAGCACTGTAGTCATCAAAAATTTTTGCACTAGGTTTTTTTGATCCAGGATATAGCGCGTTGGCTAATCGTGATCCACGCCATTCTCCAGTCTTACTAAAATCATCAACGATTTCTTGCCATGCAGTGATTTCTCTTTCTGCTTCTTCATATTTCCGGACAACCATATCTCTGCCGATTTTATTTAAACGTCTCGTATCCATTGTTCCGCGCCCAGATATGCCCCCACCGCCGGCGTGAAGTGTGAAATTCGGATCAAGAACATCATTTTCGAGTTCTGGATGACCCGTGTGTGTTAAATAAATATAATCATCCGAAATGAGTGGAGTTTCATCGCCATTTTTCAATTCATTGATTTCTTTTCCACGTTTTACCAAGGCATCGAAGTCTCGCATGTCACGCAAAGTGGCAAAATTGACGTGTGCTGGTTCGACCCCATTATCCATCTCTTCAATATTCTTGAGTCGCCCACGGACGTGCTTTAGTTGAGTATCAATATTGTTCAAATATAAATCAAAGTTGTTTTTCATCTCTTCTTTTGTTTGATTTTTTAAGAGACTTTCGGCGGTATGGTTTTTCGTTACCCCAGACTTTGCATTTGGAGTTCTTGGCATGGAGACGTTGAAATCCGCACCAAGCCATTCACCGGTTTTTTCCCAATGTGCAATAGATTTTTTTATGGACGATTGCTCATTCTCTAAAATCTCTGCAAGATCACGCAAACTATCCTCACCGTAGGTATTTCTTAGGACGATACTTGATTCTCCAAATTTGTCATAGTCGGTTACATCTTCCCATTCACCGAGACGACGTGATCGCATCCCCACTCTGTCCCCCATTGAAGAAAGACTTCTTTTACTAGACATCCCGGCGCGGGTTAAATTCTTTTTATTTGACGGAGAATTACTCTCCCAATATTCACGAACAAATTTGGCGCCAGTTGGGCTAAAGAAAGAATTGAATACTTGATTATCTAGTATTTCAAATGAGCCATCAGGCAAACGTCTGGCTGCGAGTTTTGGGACATCTCCACTATTGTCGTAAAGGTAAAATTCATCATAAAGACCGTCAGTTATTTGACGAGAAACAGAATCTGGCCCAGACCTAAGTTCTCTTGCAATTTGCGAACCAAAATATGTTGGTATGTTTGCTCCGCCGTTACGTTTTCTTTGCGCGACCCTCTGATCTGCAAGATCATCAGGAATCCATACAAAATGACCAGACGTCTTATATCCGCGTCTACGCATATTTGAAAGATGTTCACGACGTTTGCCTGTTCCTTGGACAACCACATGCATTCTTTGTAATGCGGCATCATCCATAATTTTATCTGTAGCAACTCGTGAGGCTTGATGTACTGCACTGGCGCCTTGTCCACCATTCCAGCCAACTAATCCTGTTTTTATTTCATCAGGGTCAATGTGTGCGGCAGAACTTTGATTCGGCACACCCTCCATTATTCCTCTGGTTATCAATGTTGATTTACCGGAACCAGTAGTACCACCAATAAAATACAATACCGGTTCATCCTGGTTGGATTCTTCTGGATTGACACGCCCAAGTATTTTTTGGCCCATTTCCCTGCCACCAGAACCTTGACGTCCCTGCGAGTTATATGACCTAAATCCTTCAACGACTGATCGCCTGTATTGGCTCTGGACCCCCGGGGAGGAAGACAACTGAACGGATAGCGACATATCCGATAAATACTCGGGATTTTGTTCAACCCATTTTGCGGATTCCGACAATGAATCTTCATCTATCTCATATCTTTTTTTAAGAAAATCACTCAAACTTGGATTATCTGCATCGCGCTTGCTTGGCAAAGAAGAGATTGGGCTATCAAAATTTCCGGACCCATCTATGGGGGTGAATATTTGTTCAACTTCCCAAGGAGCAATACCGAATGATTCGCTAATGTTTTCCCTGGCAGTAGCATCAACTTTTGCTCTTTTACTTGAATCGGAACTAGTTAGGGCAGCAATCGTTTCTGCCAACCATTCAATTCTTGCCGTTGTTGCGTATTCCGATATTTTCGCTGCTGAAGCATGCTCCGATTCATTACCCCATTTAGCATCATGATATGAAGAAACCTGTTCTTTATTTCTGGACATCTGAATAAGTCCTTCGTAAAGTTCAGAGAATTGCAAAGCATAGTGCGCTCTTGCTTTCTCATTTTGCACTGCGGCCATTGCTTCCCATGCGTGGCCCATTTCATGACGTAATGCATCTTCGATTGACATCCCATGATTGAATTCAACCCACGTATAGTTCATTGCTATGACACCAAGATGGGCCCAGCCGCCACCGCTTTCACCCCACCCTTCAGTGTTATTGCCATACCAGGCCAATGCTGGAACATACTCTGTGGCCACAATTGGTGGAACGCCATAACGACGAACCAT